CAGTGTTTTTGGACCATGCAATTGTAAAGTTACCACTGCCTTTCATAATGGTTTCTAAGATTGCGGCAATGTTATTTTCATAGTCTAAGCACTTCTGAATCTGCATTGTATTATCAATGGTTAGCTCAATCTGAGTAATGCACATTCCTGGTTTCTTTTCACCATCAATAAGGATGTCACCAGTGGATAGACTGGTTAATGGTACTGCATCCACTGCAGGTGTTACGGTACCAGTCGGTGCAACCTCATAAGCTGTGCGCTTCATTCCCATAATTGCGAATTTAGAAGTCACAATGCCACCATCAGGAATTGATAAAGTCCATTGGTTAATGTGGCAACCGGTGAAAACTTGGAAGTTATCGATATCACTAAAGCCACGAATAATCGAAAGCGTTTTTCGAGTTGTGCCACCAAATGTTAAAACGTTGCTATTCCAAGCATTGAAGGCAATTAGCTCTAAGACTTTATCTTGAATGCCATAAGCCCATTCAGATTCAATATCTCCTTGCACTTCAACACCAGTTACCAGAGTGCCGGCTGCAATTCGTGAATCTTTAATCGTTTGCGATTCGGTAGTTTGTGCTGATGCATCTAAACCATTCGTGGTAAATGCAAATGTATTCCAGGTTGTTGCAATCACACCAGGTGATGCCTCAAAACCAATTCGGGTTAATTGTTTAGCTCCAGAACTCATTAAGTTCTCCTTAATTTAGGCATAAAAAAACCTCCTTTAAGGAGGTGGATAGATTTTTTAGGATGGCATTTGAAATGCTACCCTTGTGTAAAAGGTAAACTCGGCTGTAGCTCAGCCTCTAACTCTTGAATTTCACGATCAAGCGGATTCTTTTCATGCTTCCAAATATTCATATCTCTAGCAGAGCAACTCACTTGTTGTTTTCTACTTTCTCGATATCCAACGATATGATTGTATCTAGCCCATTTTGATTGAAATACTTGACTTAATTGACTTGCCATCCAATTGAAAGCATCAATGAATTGCTCTTTAATTAAATCAGCTTTTTCACCATTGAAACCCATAACCAAAAACATCCAACCATCTTTAGTCATTTGATAGAATTTTTGTGGTTTTCCATTCTGCAACTCATTGTTTTCAAAGCAAAGCGCAAAATTGCGTTCACGAAATCTCGGTGAACATTTCATATTCTTGATAGCACGCAATACGTCAGCATGTCGCTTTTTAAAGACTTCAGCTACCGCATAACTGGTTGTTTTGGCTTCTCCATTTTCATTGGAGACCATGGCTCTTAAGTTTAAATTCAACATCATGTTCATAAGATTTTCCTCTTACAAAATCATGTTCAAAAGAAAAGAGCCGACAAATGCATTGAACATGAAAAATACATTACTTCAGGAGCTACCCTAGTCGGCTTGGATGCCATATTTCAGGCATTAAAAAACCTGTCACTAAGGACAGGTTCGTTTAAAAGTAATTCAGGTTTGTTGTGTGATTAAGCTAATTAACTCGAAACTCAGCTCTCACTATCTTTGCGTAAAAATTATCATCATCCATATCTTGTGGTGCATGGACTTTATAGACTTCAAGAAAAGAAACACCAAAGGATTGTAAGAAATCACGCCATTTAACACATAGATTTGTCATTTCAATGGTACCTGTATTCTTTGGTGCAAAGCATTGGATTGAAATAGTGCCTATATCACGTATACATGGCTCATTTCCAATTCCAGCTATTTGGCTGTCTCCATACTGAATATAAACCTTACACCAAAGTTTATTTGTAGGCGGTACAAACGGCTTACCATCAACAGTTGGTTGGTTCGGTATTCGGAGATTCGATTTTTCCACACCAGTAAATTGACCAATTCGCTTGTATATCGCCAATTCAGCTTCCGATAATGTCATCATTTATATCTACTCGTAACTGACTGGAAAGTGATTGAATAAATACCTAAAGGCGCTTGGCCCGAATGTCCATTTTCTAGAGCAATTGCGTAAGGCAGATTATTACTAATGAAGACTCTCATCCCCAATTGAACGCTCAGTATTTTAGCCATTCCATCTGCAATGGTAGTGGTACCTGATTTATCTACTTTCTGAAAGTCTTTGGTGTAATCCACACTGCCAATTGAAACTCGATTATTTCCTCTGAAAGCCCCTGTATCGACTGGACTTCTAAGGATTACACCTTGAAGCATTGCTGCAGTGATTTTTCTTTGTAGTTCTGAGCCATCACGTAATACTTGGAGTGTGAATTGTGATGGTCTTAATCCATTCCAGCTCATAAACTCCACCTATCAATCAAGATTAAACTTTCCTTAACTGGCAAACCCAAATACTTCCGCTTGGATCTTTACCTACATTCAAAATTTTGAATTGACCACCTGCCACCCAAACATCATCAATCTGAGGCACACCAGTTACTTCATTTTGAAGCACAGTAGCTTTTACATCTTCAACTTGATAATCAATAGGCTTTACCAAATCTCGCTTATATGAGCCAAATACACCTCGTCCAGAGTATTGCTCAACGGTCACAGTAGGATAAGTTTGTGTTTCAAAGTCGAAATCACCTGATTGGATTTCTTTGGAGCAAGTGAAAGTTGTGATGGCATCTGCAAGCTTAGTATTAAAGGCTTTAGCCACTTTGGATTGAATCTTATCTCTCATCCGCGATACACCTTGAATGTGAATCCCTTGGGCTTTAGATCCAGCGAATTTATAAATGCTTTGGCAATCTGCTCAAATTCTGAAATTTCACGACTACCCTCTACAAATGACTCCTCAACTTCAACTGAATCAGCCTTAACACGCTCGCTTGTAATTTGCCGTGATACTCCTGAATAAATCACACCGGCTGTAATGCCTTTCACAATTTCACATGCTGCAACTTGCAATAATGGATCTATTGGATCGGGAACAAAACCTATTTCATTCTTCATCCATGTATTGGCCAGCAGAATTAAACGAGCTTTATCACCTTCAGGCGCAAAGTCGCTCCCCAATATACGATTTGCGTCATCAATAGTGATAAAGCTCATAACTCACCTATTTTGCTTTGGTTGTTTTCGGTTTTTCTTCATCCGTTTTATCAGCGTTTGCTTCCAATTCGGTGATACGGGCTTTCATTGCATCAATGTTATCTTGGAAAGCAATAAATTCACCTTTAGTGGTTTGAAGTTGTTCAAGCGATTCTTTCTGAGCATTTTCTAGAATCAAAACTGAATCTTTCAATCTTGAATTTTCTGACTCAAGTTCAGATTTCGCTGATTCAATTGCAGAAAGTGCTTCGATTTGTGCTTTCAGGGCCGTATTTTCTTCAACTACATTTTCACACTCAGCTTTTGCTTCATCTATTGCTTGCTGAAGCTCTGGAGATGTTTGAACATCTAGTTCAACTGTAACTTTTCCAATGTTAGTTTTGTAGCGCTCAGGTACATCACCACCATATTCATCAGCCTTTTCCACAAATGAATCAGATTTTGCAAGTTGAGCATTACGAATGATCCAGCCTTCACCCTGAAGTTTCTGCACATTACTAGTGCTAAAATCATTGGTGAAATATAACTTCTTAACCTTGTCTTTCATTTTTTTATTTCCCAAAAATAAAGCCCCAATTAAGGGGCTTCAATTTATTTAGATTTCACCAAGACACCAGCAGTATCTTTAACTGATGTCGCAATTTTATCCCAGTTTGTTGGGGTTCCTATTGCTGCATCTGTCGGCGATTTACCACCATTAGCCATATCCCATGCAAAACCTTTAACACCAACACCATAAGTCCATTCGGCTTGGTATTCGTATTCGATGTTTTCACCACCAGTAATTGCGTTTAGCTCGGCATTGAAATCGTTATTATCATTAACAACAATTGCACCATCCACTAAACCAAGAGTGTTATACACGGTTGTTGTGTCTGTAACAGCCAAGGCTGGGGAATCAGTCACCACAAACAAACGGCCAAAAGGATCACGAATAACATTAACGCCATCGTAGCGGAAAAGGTTTTCTGTATTGGTTAACGCATTGTCATACAAGTTATGAATTGTCATTGAATGCATTGCCCAAGCACGGATAGAACCTGAACGATCCCCCATGCGTGAAGCTCCTTTGTTTAATAAACGAAAGGATGCATCGGTGGTTCCATCACCTTCCACAAGAGCGGCAACACTTCCAATTGCAGAAGATCCACCTAAAATACCTGCATTTAACATATCAGCAATTTTTGCCTTTGCTAATTGCTCACCAATTGTTAATGCTGCAAGTTCAGGATTTTGCATGATCCACAAATACTGCTGCTTTTCATAACGAATTGGTGGTGTACCTGCTGCCACCTTAACTGCGACATCAAGCATTTGTTGCAAGCGTTTAGCAGCAACAGTGCCTGAGCCATAAGCATTACGACGACGAACCAAGCCATCGATTGCTTTAAAAGAGGCTTCAATATCAAAATCGCCCGAAAATGGCTTACTGATTAATTGAATAGCACCTTGAGATGCTTCATTAAATTTGTCTACTGCCTGAGCCATATACTCAGTCATAGCAAGATAGGTTTGTTTATTAAAAACCTGTAAATCAAAAGCCATGGGCTTCTCCTAATTATTTAACTGTTTTTAGAAATTCGACTTTCTCTTCACGTGTTTTGCAATCTGCTAGTGATTTTGCTGCACCGCCTTGACCACCACCATGAAAGCCACCACCGCCAGCCTGAGAGCCCTTTAAGATCGAATCTTTGTATTGATATCCACCAACCAAAGTTTCCAAAGCTTCATCAAAGTCAGCTACTTCACCTGGGCGAGTACGTGAAAAGATTTTTTGACCATCAGCCCCATACGCCACAACCTTGCCCTCTTCAATTTTGAAGCTTTTGCCAAATTGAGCTTGGATCATGTCGGCTGGTACAGACACTTGGTCTTGAATAAACTTAGAACGAGCAAAACCACCGCCAATTAATTCGTTATGCAGTTGTGCTTGAAATGCATCACGCTCCTGAACAACTGGTGCGTACTTTTCTTCTACGGCTTTGATTGCTTCAGATTTGATTTTTTCGACTTCACCAGCATCCACTAGTTTTTTATCATCAAAGTTTTTAAGAGTTTCTAAAGCTTTTTTAGCCGCAGTTGGATCTTCAATACCTTCAAATGCTTTTAGTGATGACTCAGCTTTTTCATATCGCTCACGATTGGTTTTAGCTTCACCATTCAGTTGAGCAATTTTTGCCACTGTTTGTGGAGCATCATGTGCTAATTCTTTGCCATCATCATGAATGTAGATAGGCAAGCCTTGATCATTCACTTCCGCATATGTTTTGTTTTCAATGGTTACTGTTTTAAGTTTCATAAGTCATCCGACCCTATATTAGAGTGAGCATCCGCTCGTTGCGCCCTATTCATCTGAATTACAGGCAATAAAAAAGCACCTTGGTAGGTGCTGTGATTTGAATCTTTATTTAAAACGTTTGTCGAAAATCATCTTCAAAGCGTATTCCAGTCGATCCCCATGCTTCAAAAGTAGCAATGAGCTTTGCTGGGGCATCTGCTGAACTCTCAATCTTAATATCAATCAATCCGCTTAGTGGCTGCCCTGTTTCCTCATCACAAAGAGTGAGTTTATGTTTGAATTTTGGATGACGCTTTACAACCAACATTCGCTCGCAATTCTTATCACCGCTCATAACCCCAACTCCTTAAACGTTTGTTCATCCATTTGCCTTAATTCAGCAATAGTGAATTTCTTACCACTTAATGGATCAACAAATTTATCAATTGGAAACTCACCCGATTTATATAATTCAAACCTTGTTTTACCGAGAAGATTACGCTGAAATGTATCGTCTTGCCTTGCAAACCACTCTTTATAGGTCGTATTTGCATCAACTTGCCCAATTTTACCGTCACGCTGATCTTTTGGAATGTTTTTAACAGGTCTATTATCTGCAACAAATGGCCTCACACCCTCTAGACCACCTTCTTTATCACAGCCAATTTGAACTGTTCTGCATCGGCGGTGGTAAGGTGGTTTTTGGTGTCCATCACCAATTCGCTGTACGCGTCCATCTTTGGCTGCACAACCTAGGCTTGTACGTCCATCCAGTGTTGCAACATCTTTTGTATATTCAAAGCCAAGTGCCTTCCAAGTATCTAAATAGGCAATATTGCTCACATGGGCGCGAGCGGTCTTAACTTCAGCATCAATTGCATTTCGCGTCTGATGAAGCAAACCATCTGAATAATTAAGTTTTTTAGTACCCTTTATTCTTTGAATAATCTGTTGAGTTGTCTGCCCTTGGTAAATCCCATCACGTATTACATATTCTGCCTTTTTTCTAACACCCTCTGCAATATTGGGAAAAATAAGATCAATCAATTGACCTTCAGCATATGGTAATTTCCGAATTTTATTGAAAAGCTTCTCACCTTCCAATTCAGGTCTTTTCTTATCAGCTAAGGAGTAAACAAATCCAGCCTCATGAACAGCTAAAGCAACTGCTGAAGCTGTAAATATTTCAGGAAGTGTTATGGATATTGATTGTTGCCAACCCATTATCACCCCCTGAATTTCTTTCAAAGATAGGGTTGTATATTTACCACCAGCTAAAGCTGCTTTTTCAGATTCACTCAGGTCATCCAGCAAATCGCGTAACTTATTTAACATCTCGATAGATAAGCCATCGAACTTATTTAAGATTTCATTAAGCGAAGATGAAGAGAGCCTTTGAAGATAAGAGTTATGTTGATTTAAGGCATCAAGTATTGCTGTTTGCACCGCCTGATCGTTCATTTTCTACACCTTGATATGGCTGATAACCAGCTAGAGGCTTACTCATCCGATATTCTTCAATCTTCTTTTCTATCTCTTCCCATTTTGCATCTGAGAATGTTCCAGTTTGCTCATATTGATAAAGAATTTCAGGAGGCAAAAGATCACCCTGAACCATTTCCAAAATCAATCTTGAGCGTTCTACACTATATTTCTGCTTATTAAAATCTTGAGAAATAACGTAAGTCAGCTCATCTGGTTTAATGTCATGGTTGGGTAATGCAAACTTAGCACACCAACGCAGAGCCATTTGTAGGGCTTCACTGATATTAGAAACAGCTAAAGACACAACTGAATGCTGTAGAGAATCTTCATTATCAGCCTGAGTAGCAGTTTTATTGGCAGATCCAGATTCAATGAGTCGAGCGCCCATTTCTTTCATTTGCACCCACTTATCAGCCATCAATTGTTTAGCTAAATTATTTTGCTCAGCTTGAACAATTTCAACTTTAGTTGGGAACCCGTCACGAGCACCAATCGCTAGTTTATCTTTTTTGATAATCTCATACTGCTCAGTGGTGATATTCGGCATAGATACGATTGGCTGCCCAACAATAAACCCTGATTCTTCTACATCTGCAGAATTTCGATAATGCGCAAGGTTTAAGTCAGCAAGCTCAAGTAATGGTGGATTATTAATTTCATCCGTATTATCTATCGCACCACAAAATGTAAATGGAATATAATTCCAACGCTTACCATGATAATCCGTGGGGTAATAAAGCGGACCAGCCTCAAAAACCTCTTTATCATTCCGCTTATAAATTTGTACAGAATAAATAAAATCACTTTCACCTGGTGTTAAGCGTAATACTCGATACTGTGTTTCATTGGTTCGCCCAAAGCCATCAACATCTAAAGTAGAAACAGCTTCCTCTATAACTACAATGGAAAGCTTTTTCTGATTTCCAACAATAATAAAATCCCAATTAATAACAGATTGAGCTTTCAATGTATGAATCATTGGAAATGCATTCTTTTGCTTATCTTCAGCGCGATTTCGACTTGGCTCAACTTGTGGAAAGTCGACATAAACACCACAACGATAATGCTTAAAAATCAATCGCAGCATTTGTTGTGAACTTTGATAAATAGATCGTCCTGCGCCATCTGCATTTCGCTCTAAATACTCAAGCTCATCTGGTCTTTTAAAATCAGGTAACTTATTAAATGCTGAGCCAATATGACTAATTAAAGTTCGACCAGTCGCACCATAGAAAACCGCTCGATCTAAATACTCTTTATAACGATCTTCATCCCCATCACCAAAAGTGACAGGCACTGGTAAATATGTTTTACCCTTTTTCTTAATTGCATCCTGACCATCGCAAACATCATCAACTTTATTCCAGGTATCAATGTTTTTAATATATTCAGGATGCTTTGAAGTTACACCTGTCATCTTCTTCTTCCAAAAATTGGTATATCGAGAGTTGTTACTGGTTTTGCCTTATTCATTGCTATAGCAAAATAACGGAATGCATCAGCACCATGTGACGTATGATCATGCAATGGCTTGTCTTTCCAACACCCTTTTTTGTCATCCCACTCTTTTCTGTAGCTTTCCAAATGAGAAATACCTTCTTCACACTTAATCTCGTCAAAAGCACATTTAGGTAAAATCTCACGAACTTGTTCAATACCATCGTCTACAGCAGTGCGAGGCAATACGTTGAACTTTATTGAATAGATTTGACCATCAATTTCATATCCCTCTTTTGCTAACTCAACTCGTGATTTTGCATCTGAGCCAAACTCTTTGTTTGCCATATCGTGTGGGCCATAATGCCCACGAGAATCATAGTTATAGCCTTTCTGCTTTAGAACAGTCATGTAATGACGTAGACCTTCACCACTATTCTCGTAGTAATCAATGAAATGAAATTGTTCGCCAACAAGCCTACAAAACCAGATTGCGGTTGAATCACCGACACCGATATCCCAAAACGTATAAACCATTTGATGAGAATTATCAGGTAACTCGCCAACTCGACCATTTGCATATAAGAATTTAAATTGCTTCTTGTAATACGCACCTTCAACTGATTGCTGAAATGCCTCAGATGGAATGCTTGGATATTCTCGCTTGATGTCATCACCAAGCGTTTTCTCTTTTTGCCAGTACCACTGTTGTTGTTCTGGTGAGGTGTTTATATTGTATTTTGCCTTTAACTCAGCAAAATAATCTTTTAAACGTTGTGGTATTTCTCCAGCAACTGGTAAGGCGTATTCACCATTTTTCCACCAGGAGAAAAAGAAGAATTTCCAATCTAAAATTCCTAATGTTCTGCCTTGTAATTGAAGCTTTTCAGCCTCCTGGCAGTAATCATAAAAATAACCAGCCTTACCCTCAGCAGTTGATTCAAGCGTGATTTTTCCATCAACACTTACTGCTTCAAAAGCACCAGTAACAATTTCACGCGCTTTATCTGGATATTTAGCACAAATTTTACCAAACTCAGAAATATGCAGCCGTTTTAATGTACCACCACGAAATGATGTACTTACTGTAACTGAACCGCCCTTTTTAAATACCAACTCCTCTTTTGTTTCAATAAGAAGTGGATTAGCGGCTCTTAAAGGGTGAGGTAATTTCTCATAAGCATATTTAACTTTCTCGCGAAACAAGCGCTTGGCATCATGTAAGGTATGTGCAATCAATGCACATTTATCAGACATGAATAAAGCAGCATCTAATTGAATAATACAAACTTCTGTTGTAAACCCAAGCTGCCTTGCTTTTAAGATAATGTTTCTTGACCACTCGTTTTCAAAGTATTCAAGTTGTTCAAGAGTCATCTTGAATTTGACTTGTTTACCCTTCTTATCAGTGATGTAGTAGAGGTTATTTAATCGCCAGTGCTGATCAACAAGTTTTGCTCTATGCTCAGGTTTAAGCATATGCCCTCCTTATTAATCCCCTTTGCTTAATTCATCCATCAAATCGGAAAGAGATTGAATTTCTATAGTGCCTGAATGTTCTATCTTTCCTGCAAACATACCAATATGTTGACCAACCAGCTTTAAAGCAGCCATTTGATCATTCATTTTGATTTCAATGCCTTCTTTGGTCTGCTTTGCACCTGCATACAATAATTGAGCTGACTCACTTAAAGTTGACGTGTCTTCAATGTGCAAATAACCTTTACCTTCGCCATCACATGACGGGCATTCGGGATGAGGTGGTTTAGTTCTGCGAAATCCATAACCACCAACATCAGTTGGATAGTTACAACGATAATCTGGATCTTCTTTTTGAATTTCTCTCTCTTCAGCTATCGTTTGTTGTAAAGCATTTTCAAATTCTGCTTCATCACGCCACTGGTATTGATGGTCTTCACCCCAACAAAAACGGCAATTTACTAATTTGTGTTTTACCAGTTCACGCGGGTCAGCTGTAGCAACTGCCCAAAGCCGAGATAAAACATCAACCTGCTCAATATGTAATTCTTTTGCACGTTCACCTTTAAGAAAGTTGATGCGATCCTGCATATCAGGATTACTCCAAGCTCTCCATGAGGTACTCTTATCCGCATACCCTGCCAATTCACCAGCCTTGGCAATGTTTAAGCACTTTAAGTATTCTTGTGCCAAACGTTCGCGACGATCATCTTCGAGTGGCTCACTCCCTTTCGGAAGCTCAATATCTTCCATAAAAGGAATCTCCAATAAAAAACCTCCCGAAGGAGGTTGATAAGCATTTAATTTATAAAACTAACAAGAGTTACTTTCACCATTGGCTATTTTTTTTAAATTATTCAATGGGCTTTCCCATAATTTAGTAAAGGTAACTATTTTCACATTAGTTACATTATCATTAACACCATCAATAGATAAATCAAAACTCCAAATGTATTTCTTTGATGATAACTCGCCACCATAATACGTAGAATATTTTACTCGGCCATTTTCCTTAATTTTATCAAACCCCATTTCAGGGCCTATTCGAGCGTGATTAAGATAGACTGTCAGTTGTTTCTTGCTGTCATGACATTTATTCATATAAGTATCAAAACTTTCTTCAACTTTAGGCAAGTCTCGGTTAATGTTGAATTCGTATCTAAATTTACTTTGCGACTCAAGTTCTACTGAGTTTTTAGGAAAAGTTACGCAAGCACTTATGCTTATAACCGAAATAATTATGAATATAAATTTCATGATTTTGTTCAATTGATATTATTTTTGAATAATACAACAAATGATTATAACGTTTCCACACTCAACATACTTCTAATTGTTTTAGACCATTCTTTTAACTGACTAATCTTTCGATCAATGACAATCATTTCATCACGAGTCATCAGACCACGAGATAGGCTTTGATATTTACTGATCTCTGATTCGTACCGCTTAAGATTGCTTAGTGCTTCGGTTCTGTCCATCACAACCGACCTTGACGTTTATACTTACGTCTTTTTGCTTGAGAAACTTTGTTAGGTTTTGATTTGGTTTCTTGGCTTGGTAAATGAAAGATTGGTGAAGTATGTTGATTTGATGCACTAGGGTGAGAAATGCTCATACCAAAACCACTAGCAACCCAACCAATCAATGAAGCAATTTTTAATGAACGCATTTCACTTTCCTCTAGGCATTAAAAAACCCCTCGGAAGGGGTTTTGGTATTTAATGGGGATAAACCTTAAAGGATCTATCCAGCCATAAAATATAAAAAATGTTACGCTCATAGTAGCCAACCATCGGAGCAAGATCACTAAATCTTAAAGCCCAAATCTTGGCATCACCTGGAACACAAGCTGGTATCGAGACTTTTAAAGACTTCCTGTCAATTGATTCTGAACCTAACCCATGTCTATTTGCTACAATAATTTCTTTCCACTTCATTGATCTTCTTTGAAAAATAGAATCAATAAGATCTAGTTTTTCATGCTTTTCACACTTTGAAAAACAATGATTATTTTGCGTATATCTGAATGAAAATACTAAACACTCATCTTCTTTTATAGGATTCGATGGTGGTGCTGAAATGCTCTTGCCTTTTGATACACTAGGCTTCTTCATTCCTCTTTTCATACTATGACTCTAATTGAGTGTCAAAATACGATTTCATATCTGACTCTAAAATCTCATTATTTTCACCAGGAGCATATACATTTTTCCATGGTGACTCTTCATGAGTCATATTTCGCAAGCGCCAAGCAGAGAATTGTCCATAGGTATCCAATACATCATCCAACAATTCTTTTTGATCCTGGCTAAAACAACTATCATTAATGGTTTTTGGCGCTTCCACTATACCATTGCCAGACTCTTTAAAATGACGATAGAGAGCAGGAACTACTGGTCCATGCATCCAAGCTTCAATTTTTTCTGGAAACAATACTTCATCAAACATAGCCAAGTGGAATCCTTGGCAGTAATAAACTAGTTTTTGTAATTTTAGCGGAGTGATTCCTTCACTACCCTCATAACGATTATCAAGCCATAATATATAGTTAGCAACATCTAATGCTTTTATTGACATTTTATTAGCTCCTTAACAAACGAAATATACTTTCAAATTCGAATGTTTACTGTAGATATGCAAAACCCTCGGATTCTGCACAATCTAATGTAAGATCGCTTACTACCAAGGGTTAACCTAACTTATCACATTTGCTATAAAAGTCAATGTAGCTTTACTATCCTATACTCATGCGCTTCCAGTTAAAATTACATTAAATCAATATATTTCATAACTTTAAATCAAATTTTAGTTTAATTTATATTTATTGTTATACTGACCGCACCTTCCCACACTTCCGACACTCCATCACCGTAAAGAAATCTGAATATTCCCAAACGTGGCGGCAGAAGATTTGTTTGATTCGGAGCATGTTGTTCTCCTTATAATTTTCCAAATAAATATCTAAGGCACAAAATGCTAATAACTATTTGCATAATAAAAATAAAGTTCATGCTAATAATTGCAAACATAAAACCCAATACAACACCAATAAGAATGCAAATGAATGTTTTCATGCTATAGCTCTAATCTTCCACATTTCCCATGCAAAAGTAATCTCATGTGAAACATTGGTTTCGAGCTGGGAATTCAGATACTTCTTCTTTGGAAAGAATCGATCAGCATCCTTATTGTATTTGATTCGATCAAAGACTTCAGATGGACAAGCCTTTTTAAACATTTTTAATTCTTTCTTTTTATTCATGTGATGTTTACCTAGGTCAAGTTGGATTTTAGGCAAAAAAATACCCACTTATTGGAGTAGGTGGGTAGCAAAAACTGTCTTGGTCTCGGATGAACCGTAATACGACCAGAATATAAAAATACTACCTTATATGGGGCTTTTTTGTCAATTAAGCTTTCCGCATATTTTTTCTGTAAATATCAGCATAAAAATCAATTTCGTCCTTCATATCTTCTAGTATTATTTCAACCATATTTTCGAGGTACACGTAATGCTCTCGATATGTTCTCATTTTCATTTCTGTTATACCAAAAAACTTTAACTTATTTTCAGTATTAAACTCATTTACAGAACGTAAATTAAAGAACAAAGCCATCTTTGCCACTTTGAATGCAAATGACTTCAAATCAAATCTAATGCGCTGCACATCCTTTGCCAATGCTTCATATAAAATCGCTGCCAAATGATGATGCAAAGTGTGATAAGCCATAGTGTTATCACGATAATCACCCCACACCAAAAGCTCACAATAAGCCTTAGTTGCCTGATCCTCAATTGAGGCTATAGCACCGCAACGATCCTCCCAATTAGGTGCATCACCACCAGTCGACGCAGTAGAGATTTCATAGTTTGCTGTTTTCGCTCTCATTTGCTGTCCCATCCATTCCAAATTCGATAACTTCTCTGCTACTGCGTTCATAATTGCCCCTTAAACCTCTAAAATCTCAATCCCATGCACTGACATCATTAAGTGCTTTTTGATTCGATACTCAGCAAGACTTCTCGAAATCTTGCTTTTAACATCTTCAACTATCTGGCATCCATCTTTGAGATAGACAAAATCTGCTATGTATCGAAGTGCTGGCTTCTTACGTGGCTCATTGCTAAACCTGACCGAATCTGCGAGTACAAACGCGTATTGCGTCTGTAGCTCTCTGATCTCTCCTGCACGCTCAAGAATCTTCAACTCTCGATAACGTCTAGCTTCTTTGACTGAATCGAACTTTAGACCATCGCATTCGATAGTCTTGTTCTTGTATTTTGATTGACGTGGGCGAGCTTTAGGAATTTGCATTGTTGCCACCCATTAACTTAATTGTTTTTAATAAGGCTCTTTTTTCATTTCTAAGATCAGAATTTTCATGACTGATTTTTGAGTGGTTATCAATCCATTCTTGAGTTCGTTCTAAGTAGTACTTCTTGTAATAATGCTGAGCTTTCTTTTCAGCTGTACGTTTTGCTAAACGAACCTTTGGATGCCAATCAAATTCATTGTTATCACAATAGCCACGCATAAAACCTACTAGATCACTACCGACTCGAAACTTACAGATCTTAATAAACCCAAACTCAAAAACAGTTACTGGTGATCGTGTTGGATCTCCAAACTCCCACCGACGTTTTAAACCAAAGCCACATAAGCGAAATTCAATTGTGATCATTGTTCACCTCGCAGGGCTTTTTCTAAATCATCTGCTTGACTAAGCATTATGTTTTGCTCTCGTTCTGTGTAGACCCAACTTTTTGAAGCACATTTTAAATTTTCAATCTGAACTTTAATCCACGACTCAAGCTCTTCAATCCGCTTGTCTTTCTCTTCCAACTTCTTGTCTAAAATTGGAATAAGTGACTTATCTTGCTCTAGCAAGTATTCAAGATTTGCAATCTTAGAATCTCGGTCTGTTAATTGACCTCTTAGATATAATTCTGTCTCTGCATATTCTTCTTGCAGTTCATCAACCTCAGCCTGTCGGGATTGCCAACCCGCTTTAAAATAATCCTTATATGTTGGTTGTTCACCCTCAATTGTTGCTAAAGCTTTAGGAAGTCTTTTTTCTTCCCCTAATGCTTTAAATCCATCAATAAGTTCTTGTTTTTGTTTATCGAACTTTTTATTAAACTCAATGATTAACTTATCCATGACGTTCTGCCTCCACTCTAATACCCTCAAACTCTTCATTGATAACTGACATTCCGCGCTCAATGGCTGCTTTGCTTGGCAATTTCTTGAAATCAATTGTGTTTACTTCATGACAGTGCTTACACATAAACTTGCTTTTATTTTCAAGCTTCTTAGTGATTTCCCTAGCCTCAGACAACATTCGATTATTTCGTTCAGTTACTTGGTTGAGATGCTTTAAATATTTAGATATCCACCAGATTGGATTTAATTTAGTTTTGCAATCTAGGCACAAAACTTCGTTATCTTCTTCTGAAATTTCAATGTGACTATGCTTACACTCAGCACGTTGAAACACTCTCTCAAACTTAATGACTTTCTCATCGTCTTTGATGCTTATGATGTGGGTTTCTGGATATAAGCTCATAAATCCACCTCATTACTACAATGAATGCAAAAACCATCATTGGCACTATGCTGGCTTTTAGTCATGTATTTATCGCAAGACCAACATTTTATTTGTTCGTCATGCTCTGCAATGGCGGTGTGGAGGTCGTCTAATATAATCTGTCTATCAGACTTGTTTTGCTCACCAGCGCTATAGACTCCAAATTTACCTTTTGCAATAGGCCAATAGATCACCGCATTGCCTGGTGCACCTGCAATGATCTCTCTCGCCTTCTCAATCCCACCCACTTTCTCAATCAAGTTTTCAGAGTTGTTTATAGTTGTCATAGTGCCACCACTCCACAATACTTTTCTGTTATCTGTTTAAGCTTGGCTCTCTGTACCTTTTGCCATTCAGCCCTATAAGCTTTTCGATATGCTTTTTGATCCAAT